TTGCGCATTTGGGCCTCTGTGTAGCAGCCTGGCCCGCGCCAGCCCATGATCCCTGCGATTTCTGCGTCGGTCACTTTTTGCTCCTTACGCGGATGGCGTTCAGAACATGGTCTGTCGCGAAGGCCGCGTCGGCCGCGTCCAGGCATGCCTCGCGCTCTTCCCGGCGGGCCTGCTCGATGGCGGCGGCGAGGGCGGTGCTGTGCTGCGGTGCTGATTGCATCATCCGCAGGTAATGCTCTGCCAGCTCAAGCGCCGCTTTGGTGTTCGGCTCATGCGTCAGCATTTCGTGAAGTTCGTGGGCCTTCAGGATGTACCACTGCTCACGACCTTGAGACTCCGCCGCCTCGCGCCTGGCCGCGGAAAGCTGGTCATCAGGCTGCATCAGCGTTTGCAGGCAGCTTGAAAGCTTTTCCTTTGCTTCTTCATCCGCTGTGAGTAGCTCTGCTTGGTCATCGAACTCAGCCCACGACAGCGCAACGGCAGAATCCATACGCTCTTGAATCAAGCGATGAAGGGTTTTGAATTGTTCAGGAGTGATCATTATTTCCCGCCTTTCTGAATGAGATCCAAAACATTCCGGCAGCGTTGCGCATGCAAAGTCGCTCCAAGGTAGGTAAGAGCGTCAGCGGAAGCCGTAAGCGTTTCTGTCATGGCCTTGATTTGCGACCCCATGTCACGCAGCAGCACCGCAGCTTCCTGCATCGTTTTGGCGTCAGATGAACAGACTGCGACTTGCACAGTCCGCTGGCCGATTCCTCGGTTCATCAGCGCATCTTCAATCGAGCTGGCGACAGATTCAATGTAGTCAGCCGTCAAAAGCGCGTCACTCATAGATGCCATTCTCCATGTCATCGACTTTCTTCTGCTGGGCCGGGAAAAGATTCCCGAATTCGCGCACCCATTCAAGGGCAGCGGTCTTGCGCTGGATGATTTCGATCAGGTACATCGCGCCCACAAACTGCGCGATGCAGACGATGCCGAGAAGCGCGGCGAAGATTTTTAGCGGTTCCATTGCTTGTCCTTTCGGTTGTTGGTGAGTCCAGTATAGAACCGGACTCGCCCTGGTTGGTTGCCGTTCGTCGGGAAATCAGTGCTCTTGCTTGAATCGCTCGACGATCTGCTGCACGTACTCCTGAGCCTTCCGGCAGCGTTCAAGCATCTTGGCCTCAAGCTCCATGTCTCGATTGTAGCGGCACCGCGTGATTCGCTGGTGCGCCGGGATGTGGCTGACGTAGTGCAGCGATGCCGGCTCAAATCCGATCAGCTCATCGGGCGTATCGACAAGGCAAAACGCTACCTCGCCGTGAAGCTTGTCGTACAGGTGCATGTAAGCCCGGACTTGCCACTCGTAGATGTCGTTCTGCGCCTGCTCTTCGATGATCGGGAAGGTCTCCAGGCTCCACGAGGACTTGATATCGACGATGATGTCCTCGCCGCAGATGTCGCATTCTCCGGACAGTACGTCGGTCTCAACCCTGCCAACGTGCTTGACGTGGTTTGTGAAAAACACCGAGTTGTAGAGCGCGATTGATTCGTCCTCGACTTTCGTCCCTTTGATCATCGGCTTGGTGCTGGCCGTCTCCAGCCTGCCGAAAATCACCTCCTTGGCAAGCTGGATGCAGTACGCCTTGGAGGTCTCGGAAAGATTCCCGGCTTCTTTGTCCGCCTTGCTGCGCGGATCGGTCATCAGCTTGCCGACGCTGGACGGGCGGATCTTGATCATTGCGCCACCTTTGCAAGCTCGGCTTCTTGGGCTTCGGTCAGTTTGTAGTCAGACCTCAGCTTGTCGGCGGAGAACTTCCCGTCCTTGACTGCCGCCAGCGCATTCTGAAACCGGTCGTCAGCCAGCGGTTGCGGGCCTGCAATCACGCGCAGGCGCTTTGCGTACAGATCGGCGATGGACTTGCCAAGGCTCCGGTCTTTCTGTCCCTTGGCGGCCGATTTGGCGGCTTCGTGCGCAGCGTTCAGGGCATCCGCGCTTTCAGCATCGGCCATATCCTCAAGGTACGGCGTGATGTCGAACTCGTTGTAGCGGCTTTCCTCGTCCTCGCCGGTCTCAATCTCAAACAGTTTCAGGACAGCGTATTTCTTGGCGTAGCTCAGCGCCTTGCCGGGGGCCTTGTCGGCGTTGTCCATTGCATGGGCCTGAATTCGTATCGTCAGCCGGTCGGTCGGCTCATCAGCATTGACGAAATGAAAATCATAGGTCGCTTCATACCGGAATTGCTTTGCACCTTCTTCCTTAGGCATGCTGGCCGACTCGACCAGCACCGGGAAACAGACAATCCCGGCCTTGTTCATGTACTCGCGCAGAATCCCGGTCACGGCGTCATGCGTTACGGCCTTGTAGGTCCCCCTGCCCGTATCAACGCTCTTGTCCTTCTTGATGTAATCGACCGCCATGCGCACTTCAATGATGCGCTGCATCAGGTTCTTCATGTCCTGCCCTTTCACTTGTAAAAAACTTCGCCGTCAAATGCGATGCCGACCAGATGCCCGCCGTTTCCCTGGCTCGTCCAGATGCCCTGCACTCGGTTGTAGCCTAGATTGGAAACGGCCAAGGCCATCTTTTCGGCCTCATCGAGTCCGATGATTTCTTGGTCGTCGGGCTTGGGGTTCAGCAGTGCGCCGATCTGGTATTTCATTAGGTGTCCTTTCGGTTGTTTGATGTTGCTATTGTTGCTCGGATCAACTCCCCTCGCTGACATTTCCGACGAACGGCATTGCCTGAGCCTGCTTAACCGCCTCGACAATCATGTCGGCCAGATCCAGCGCCTGGCGGCAGTTGAAGTCCCCGAGCTGTACGCCAAGCGACCCATTGCGGGCCTCAATGATGATCCTAGGGTCAATCCCATGATCGACAATCCGGCAGAACGTGTGCCAGCCGTCAAGACCTTTGATGCTCATAGCTCACGCGCCTTTCGCTTGTACTCTTCCTTGATTGCCTTCAGGTCGTCGATTCTGTACTTCTTCGGCTCGTGTGGGCCCTCCAGCCACTCGACTTTATCGATCCCAATGCGCCGGATCAGCTCTGCCCGGTACAGGACAAGATTCCCGTGCAGGTGGGTATTACATGGGGCGCATTGTTTCCATACGTTAAGCTCGCAAAACCGAAGCTCGGGGCGTGCCCCAACGCTCAGATAGTGCCCGGCGTGATACTGCCCGGTGTGGTGCCGCCCGCAACTGATGCAAGGCAAAGCCTCGTCCCTCTTGCGGATGTACGCGTTGAACGCCGCCTGCGCCTCTTTCATCCAGTCACTGCGAGACTTTGCTCGTTCCTTGCGCTTGGCCGTCTCTACGCGGTCTTTCTTGGATTGCTGCTTGCGTCCGTAGGAAATCGCGCATTCGATCCCGCACGTCGTCTGCATCGGCCTGATCGGATCATACTTCTTCCCGCACTCCTTGCACTTACGCATAGGGGCTCACCGGCAGGCGAACGCCGAGCTCCTGGACTGCGTAGGCCTCGATCCGGCCCATGTACTCGCCCATGCCTTTTTTTGTCAGCTTGCCAGTCGATCCGACAAACTGGCGGGAGCCGTCCGGCATGTAGCGATACACGCCGCCACCGGATTTGAACCACTCGCCGTGCTCGTCCTCTTTTGCCATTTCGGGTAGTACAAGTTGCTTCAGGTACTCGTGCCACGTCTCAGCCGTGTAGCGCTGGCCGTTGATGTACGCCTGATCCGCAACCGGCTGGATGATCCCCGCCCACATCGCCGCAAGCTGATCGTCCGACCGGCTGCCGTTGTACTCGGAGATTGTGATCTGCATCGGTTGGCCGTTACGGCTCATCGCCTGCCAGTTGTTGGCAATGAAAGCCTCCAGCGCATCGATCTGCTGCTCAGATCGGAGTATGAATACCTTTTTCATGGCGCGTCCTTTGTGATGGAAATGGGCCTTTCGGCCCATCATTACAGCAAATTGCCTTGCTCTGGCCCTTCAGCAAACCTTTCTCCGGCGAGGGATAGATTGATTTTCGCCTGCTTGAAGTAACTGTCTTTCAGCTCGACTCCGATTGCCTTGCGACCGAGAGATACGGGCGAATAGACCTCGGAGCCCACTCCCATGAACGGAGTCAGGACGATTTCGCCAGGGTTGCTATACATCTCGACAAGCCTGTCAATCACGTCAAGCTGCAAAGGATGAACGTGCTTTTCGTCATCGTCTTCCTTGGCGTCTCGGAACGGCAGAACATTGTCGATTCTTATGTCGTCCCAGACGCTGGATGCGTAACGCTGCCAGATGTAGTGCGAAAGCTTGTTGCTTTTCGGATCGTCATGGTCTGCGAAAGTGTTGTTCAGGCACTCCCACATTTCGTCCGCCGTCATCTTGGTTTCGTTGGCGTTGTTCCAGGCGTTGAGGATGTTCGGGAGAATCGGAGTTTCGCCGAAATACTTTTTCAGTCCGCATGGATGCGTAACCGGTACCGCGTTTTCGCCGTTGCGCGTGAAGATCAAAACGTAGTCAGGCATGGCCGTGAAGCACTGCGTAGAATCCTCGACAATCAGCTTGTGCATCAGGCTTTTTACCATCGTGCGCATACGTACCTTCAGCGGCTCCTTCCAGATCGTGATCCGGTTGCGGTAGTGAAAACCGTACTTTGCATGAATGCGGATAATCTCGTTCGGGAAATCCCAGAGGAAACACGAATTGTCGAACACGTCAGTGCAATGCACTGCGCTGATCCGGCCCGGCTTGGTAACTCGCGCCATTTCGGCGACCAAGAACTCATAGCTTTGCAAGAATTGCTCGCGAGTTTCGCAGTTTGACATGTCGCGAGGATCTGAGCTGTACTGGTACAAACCGCAAAACGGTGGAGAATATATTGACAAATCGACTGACTTATCAGGGATTGAAGGCATTACCTCCATATTGTCGCTGTTATAAATGCTGTACTGATCTGTATGTACTTCCTGTTTGATTAGCATTTTCGATCCTTGATAAATATCTTGTTGATGTTTTTCTTGCTATGAACAAATTTGTGGCAATCCCTGCAAAGCAATACTAGGTTTGATGGTTCTGTCTGAAGTTCTTTTACTTGGAAAGATACGACATGATGAACATGGAACGTACCGCGCGTTTCTGCTGTGTTGTGATGCTTCCCGCATCGCTGGCAAGTTGCGTTATCCCTTGCCCATACTTTCTTTACCGCATCTACCCATTCTTGGGATGAATAAACAGATTGTCTCTCTGGAGTTAAACCACCCTTGTATGAAGGATGGCTTTCCCCTGTTTTACCTTTCCAGTAAGGCTCATTCCCCTTTCCCCAAGGGACGCGTCCATCAGCGATAGAAGCATCTCTAATCTTTGCTTTAGTCTCTTCTGTATGCTTCCTTCCAACACCTTTAAGGTGCCCTTTCTTAAATGTGCCCGGAGAGCTTTCCGCCCCCCTTGGCCTTGTTGGTATTCCAAACTTTTTAAGCCATGACCAGATTGTTTTAGCGTCTCTGTTTTCGGACAAAGCTATGTCATTTGCGGTACGACGGTTATCGACGTATTCGCGTTTCAACCATTCTTTTTGCTTGTAGTTTTCCATACGCATGACTTTACAATAGACCAGCAAATGGTGTCAAGACAAGAATGAAGGAAGCCTGCCTACATTAGTAAACTCTCGACGAGATTCAGAAAAGTCCTGCTTCGCACTGGCAACGATGTTGCTATAAAGCTCCATTGCCTTGTCGGTTTTTTGCTGCAAAGCTTCCAGTACTCGACCCTGGCCTTCGCTGATTACCATTTCGCAGGTGACTTCGTTTTTTTGGCCGAATCGCCAAAACCGGCGAATTGCCTGGTAATACTGCTCGTAGCTCCATGTCGGGAAAAATACCGTATGGCAACAATGCTGCCAGTTCAGGCCCATGCTGGTCATCTTTGCCTTGGTAATAAGCCGCTTGATTTCGCCTCGCGCGAAGCTGACCAGTATTTCCTCTTTTTTTTCGATGCTCATGCCGCCGACTATCTCAACAGCGTCGCGATCTAGCTCCGAAAGCAAAGCGCTCTCATCGTTCAGATTGCACCAATAGACCGATGTTTTGCCGGACGCGAGTTGCGCCGCCTTTTCGCACCTAGCCTTGACCGTTAGCTTCTGCTCTTCGCGCACCTCGGTCATGGTCTGCGCCGGCATTGCGTAAAGCGAGCCCTGACCGTTGATTTCCCATGTCGCATCGTTGTGACAAATGTGCTTGGACACATTCAGCGCAGGCAGGTCATATCCATCGTCTGAGAAGCCAAGGTCCGACGGTTTTTTTACCATCACAGACCACTGATTAATCCACGCGAAGAAATCGCGCTCCGCATGCGGCTTGAGATAGAACTTTTCTCCGATGTTCCGGTTGTTGCTGTCCGTGCTGCCCTGGTTGGTGCGGAAAAACTTTCCGAGCATATCCATGTATCCCATATATCCAAGCGCTTCCGAGCTATTACCTAGCTCGATAAAGTCGTTCGGGCTTGGGGTTGCCGTGCTCAAGAAACGGTACTGAACCCTCTTGATAAAGGCAACAATATCGTCGCGGGTTTTGCCGGCAAAGTTTTTCAGAATCGAAGACTCATCCAGCATTACGCAAACGAAATCATCAGGATTCAGGTAGTGCAGCCGCTCGTAGTTGCAAACGACAATCTTCTTGCTGAACTTCCCGTCTTTCGTGTGCTCGATATCATCAATCCCGATTGCAAGAGCCTCGTCGATGAACTGGAATGCAACGGCAAGCGGAGTCAGAATCAGTACGCGCTTGTTCGTCTTGAGCACGACGTTATAGGCGACTGAAAGCTGGATGAGCGTTTTACCGAGCCCGGTGTCAGCGAACAGTCCATACCGACCCTTTCGTGTACCCCTGGTAATGACCTCCCGCTGAAAGTCAAAAGCTCGATCAGGCATCCATACAGGGTCAAAACCTACGCCTCCGATAGTGTGCTTTTTTGATTCAATGAAGTCCTTGTAATTCATTGCGTGCTCCAGAAAAAAGCCCCGATCACCGTAGTACCAGTACGGCGTCAGGGCTTAGGGCTGAAGAGCCTTTCCAGTCCCGCCTCCTGGTACGAGGCACTTGGAAAGCTCTTGCGGTGACTTTATCGGATGGTCGGTTATCGTTCAAGTGGTGCTGCGCGACTTTCCGACGAACGGCAGCCCGCGTGCCTATCAATTGGCAATCTTCACGGCCATTCCCGAATCCATAGGCATCAAAATGATGGCCCCGTGATTTGTCCATGACTGTACTGTCGCCGGCGGATAGAGATTGTCTAGGATCACGCCTTGCACAATCAGCACCGCATGGTCTCTGCCATCAGGCAAAACAACGTGCATCACCTCGCCTTCTCCGATAGCCTTTTTCAAGCTAAAGGCAAGATCTTCGCAGTCTCCTGAGAAAGGGCGCTCGACAGTCTCAAACTCCTGCCAAATGTCTTGCCCGGCGGGCTCAGACTGATAGATAAAGTTTGCCAAAGCGATAGCGTGCATGGCAATGATTGCTGATAGCGTCATGGCTTGCCTTTTCGGTTTGTTTTGTTGGTAGATCCATCATATCTAACCTATCCGCATCATTCTTAACTTCCCGACGAACGGCGAAAAAAATTCCGCTTGATCGTCTGCGCCGGACGTTCTAAACTTCGCTCATGAGCTTTTGGAGTGCTGGG